TTCAATCCCTGAAGTTGTTCTTCAGTAGCATTGACAGTTTTTCGAACACCACCAAAGGCAGTTTGAATCTGAGTACCAGCAGCAACAGAAGCAGCACCAATACCAAGAATAGGTAGAGTGATTTTGAGAAAGCCCGATCTACCGATTGACTGTATCTGCTTCCCATATGACGTAGCAGCATTACCTGCTTGTCGGTACTCTTTAGAAGCCAGTCGAAGATTTTGAGTGTATTCACGTTGGGAGATAGCTCCTACGTCCAGAGCCATCTTCAAATCTTTGACTTCTCGCTCATACTTCTGAGCGGCAGTCTCAACAAGCTTGAAAGCAGAACTTGATTGAGTGAGAACATCTTTCGATTGCTTAGTAGCACGATTGAAAGTCTCCTGAGAAATGTGACCTTGTTCCAGCAATCCCTTCATGTCTCGAAGTTCTCTGGAGTATTTCTCAGAAGCCTTTTCAACCTGCCGTGTTACTTCAGCTCCCTTCTCTTGGGACTTCTGAATGATGCGTTCTGCTTGAGCAGCTCCTTTGGTCGCTTCCTTCAACTGATCAGCAGAGTCAGCCGCCTTCTGAAACATCTCTTGGTAAGCTTCTGTATCACCTACCAGTCGAACAACCATTCTGAGCAATTCTTCTTCGTTCATGGTTGCTACTTACCCTTTCGGCGTCTCATGTTTTCCATGACACCAGCAAGATACTGCTTGATGTAGGATTTGTTCTGCTGACCAACTTCCTCTTGAGATTTCTTCTTAGGATTAAAGTCCAATAAGAAATGCTTCAGTTGAATTTTGGCTGGCTTCTTAGAAAGAACTCTTTTCACTTCCCTTGCTATCTGCATCAGATAGTGGTCCGTCCTGTCTGGATGATTCCATTCATCTTTGAAGTGTCTTTTCCACATGAGATATTCTCGATGTGAAATACGCTCCATGCACTCAAACAAGGGAAGTGAAAGAGCCTTGGAGATTAGGAACCAGGTTCTGAGTCGTCCTGTAACTCCCCCAATTCATCATTCTCCAACTTATTGAGACGAGTTTGGAGTTTCTCAATCTGCTCACGAATAGAATCCGGAGTTTCTTCTTCACCAAGATGAGAGATTTCTTTGACTCGCTCAAAGAGTTGCTTCAAGGCTCGTGCAGGTAGATTCTTTTGAACCCATTGCATACCAACAGGATTATTGTAAGCAAGTCCTGTATCTGGATTAGTAGCAAAGAGGCAATTACCTACAAGGAAGAGTTGGACGTTTGCTTGACCAACCATCTTTTGGGGTTTGCCATCAGGTCCAAAGGTAACACCATTGAGGCTCATGTTCTGATACTCAACAGCAGTTCCACCAGACGCTTCTTGAAGGATGTATTTGGCACCATCAATAGTGACTTCTTCTTCATATTTTTTCGTACTGAATGAAAGTGTCTTTGGCTTCGACATTTCAGGTTCTCCCAGTGACTTCCTGATTGAAAAACAAAAGAAGAGACAGGTAAGGCAAGGAGTCAAATACCTTACCTGTCTCAGACCTAAGGTAGCGAAACGCTTAGGTGCCAGCGACATTAACGAAAGTTGGACCTTCTTCAGTTGAAGTGCCAGGCTCAACGTTAGTAGCAACAAAAGTGAACGATGCTTGAGGTGGTTCACCTGTTACGATCGGATCAGGTTCAAACGATTTGAGATACCCAAAGATGGCATCCGTAGAACCATCTGGATACTTTATGGTCAAAGTAGTTTCCACATTGATCAAAGCACGAATCTGAACATTTACATTTGGATCATACTGACAAACACCTTCGCCGTCCGTCAGGTCAATCAAAGCTTGTGGAGCTTTGGTTCGGTATGTCGTGTTGTGATGCGTTGTTTGTTCGATAGCATCACCCCCGTCCATACCGGGTGGCTTAACTTCCACTTCCCAGAAGCTGATGTCTGGATCGGCGGCAAACGTCACCAGCGTACCGTGACCATCTTTCAGCTTGATCCCCGCTGGCGTTTGCCTTGCTGTTGCGACTGGAGCTGTCATAAGACTTTCCCTTCCTTAAATGAATTAGACTTCAACAGGACTTTTCAATTTGAAAGCCTGTACTACACCGGAAACAAGTTTGATTGCTGTGAAAGTCCCGTACAGGTGAGTTCCAGCAGCTAGAGAGATTGCATTAAGTCCAGCAATGTTATCAACGTTTGATGCAACTGTTTCTGAGGTGTCAAGAACTGCATCAGTTATCACTTTGATACAGAACCAACCTGTATATCCTGTTGCTGGAGTCACTGTTGTTGTATTTGCAATGATCTGACTGCCTTCCAGACCATGTGATCTTTCCATGCTCATGTGATTTGCCTGACTGGTACTAGACAATGAAAGATGAAAAGGTTTCTTCTACTTCCCTCGATATTCCTTGTAGGATTCAAAATACTAGAAGACCTTGTGATAGCCGGTATGGTGTAAACGCTACTTGCAATTGTGACTTCGGTATTCCTGACACTCTCATCAAAAGCAACTGCAATAGCTCTTGCCTTTTGTTCTCCTGAAGGGAAGGTATTGGACCTCACAGTGATTTGGATTCCATTGTGCTCAACGTACTCTCCGTTGACGTGATTCCGGCCCCGTATCTTTCCTGCTTCAGAGAACACTGTGATCAAGTTGTCGGGAGTATTTGGTGAGAAGTCAGTGTAGACTGGCCATGAACCACTAAAAGTTCCCAGCCCCAAATCAATGATGAGTTGAGTCATAATTTCAGAAATTGAATTGTTCAATGCTCCACTCATTTCTTGCCCTTACGTTTTTGTTTCCGCTTCTTTGTTCTCTTGTTGGCGGATGCTGCTCGCCTGTCTGCCATAGCATCAGCTCTTTCTTTTTCACCTTCTGCATAGGCTTGTAGTGAGGCCGCTTCCAAGTCACTTTCTTTTGCTGTGAATGCTGAAGCTTTCAAAGCTCCTGTATCAACTGGTGTATCTTCTTCAGCCGCTGCTTGAAGCCTGTTTCCAGCTAATAACAAACCCCTTTCAATGGAACCTGTTTTCTTGACTTGATCCAGAACAATCTGACTCATCTCTTGTTGTAAGTCTCTGGCATTATCAAGTAAGAATCCTGCCTTTCCTGTTGTGTGATTAGCGGTCTTGTTTTCGTGAACTGCTAAAGCATAGTTTTGAGTGAATCCAACAACGACACTCTCACCGACAAAGCCTTTAGCTACTTTGTTCAAAGCTCGCTTGACTTCAGAAATGCCGGTAATTTTTGGCATGTGTTAAATCCCAAGACCAAGCTCAAAACTGATCCGACCAATACCAATTGTGTCTTGTGAAACTTCTACACCACCACAAGCCCACTGTGTTGAGTATCCAAAGTAGTGATGCGTAAAGTTGACACTCCAGTCATAGACCATGATTAAGTCTCCGTCTTGATAGTGATAAGCAGGTCATCAGAGCCGGACGACGTGAACCTCAAAAGGACCATGTCTGCATTCAGATCAGTGGCAGCTAAAGTGATGCCATAAGCTCCGTTGCCTATCTCAGTTACAGAGTTGGCACATGAGGCGAAGGCACCCTTGTCGAGCGACCTCTGAGCTGTCACTGTTTGACCAGCGATCGGAGTTCTCCCGTCAGCTGAGTCTCTAAGAACAAAAGTCATGTCGGCTTGAGTGTTTTTCTTGAACCCGGCAGGATCAGATAGCGCCCGTCCTGTTGTTGCCCATACTTGAGTTCCGATAGCTGTAGCAGTCGGAACTGCCGCCGTCACACTGGCCTTCATGGTTGCTGTCAGATCACCATTTGCCGGAGCGTTTGTCAGATCTGTGACAGTAGGAATCACATTGTTTGTTCCAGCGTAGCCAGTACCATCAAAAAATGCTTCAGCATTATCAGCAGCCGCAGAGTCTCCACTGATTTGCGTCACATTCGTAGGAAGTAATCCGGTAGCCCCTGAGGCATACATTGCATCGTAAATGGCTTCTTCCAGCACGGTGAAGTCTGCCCTTAGAGGAAGAATCAATGAGTCGTCATTGATCACAATTGTCATGTGGCCGACTGTATCTGAAATCCCAGACTGCAACGTCAGGTGATAGTAACCGTCTGCTGTTGCGATGGCCGCAAATGTGTATCCGCTGATATCAACAACAGTGCCATTATCATGCAGAATAGCCTCAGCCTCATCTGCTGAGCTGACTGCGAGCGTCGTGACTGGAGTGAAACCGTCACCAACCGCTACTGCCGGCCCGATCACTACTTTGTGCGTCGCACCTTGACGAATAAAAAACATATCAGTTAACCCCTTGAATTTGCTTGTAGTGGTGCATTATGACTGGGATTGATGGTCCAGCAGACGAAGTAGCGACTGTCAGGAGCGGGTCATTTGCTGTCCCTGTAGTTTCTGCTGTAAATATGTTGAGTTTGGCCGTATGACCTTGTGCCCATGTTGGGCTGCCAGACTCGTGAGCCGCAGTGACACCAATACCTAGATTCGTAACAGCTTCCATGTTGATAGCAGCACGACCATCAGCGTTGAGCGTTTGTGTTACAAGGGTCCGGTCAAAACTCTCTGACGCCATATCTCGGGCAGAGTCAGTAAGCGGAGTAGAACCAAAGGCCATATAGTCACCAGTTGCCAATGACGTATTGGACGCTGGCGATGACGTGTAAATCTGCGTTGAAAGCCCTAGAGACCCGGTTATTCTCTGGTTATCAAAATTCAGCCTCAATGTTGCTGAGTCTACCTGTTGACCCGCACCAATCGACGACGTGTCAAAACCAAAGAACATGTGCCTGTACTGTAAGTATTCACCTGGGGCGTCATATTCATTTACTGCTTCAACCAGCACGTCACCGGATGGACCTGAATCGTCAACATAGTTTGCTGAACCACCAATAAGTGTAGCCCAAGTTCCAGACGTGCTTCCTCTAACAATGCCATCAACGCTCGTTGTTTCAGGATTCGGGTCAGGGCTAAACGTAACGTCGGCTCTGTAGACAGAACCTTGAGCAAGTGCTTCTGCAATATCAGCACGAAGGACGTACTTGGTAGCTTTGACAGTTATGCCATCATTCTGAATGACAACATCGACACGGACATTCTTTTGCGTGTATGTCCCATCTAAATTGGTCCACCAGTAAACCGGCTTTCGAAGGATTGCTCCACGAATGGTTGCTGGGTCATCTCCCTTAGCAAGGAATACGTCGAATCCCTGAACGGTAGCACCATCGCCAGAGTTACCAGCCCAAGGTCGTTGATCAAAATTCTGGCCAACAAAAGTGGTAGCGTCGTTTGACTGAATGTAGAAATCATAGGTGAGATACTCACTGTCTCCAGCAGGCATCTCTGTGATTTCAATCACGTGTTCAAGTCGTGAAACTCTGCCGTGCCAGTGGCCATAGATCAGGTTTTGTCCCTGACCGAATGCGTTGTAGTAGATGACCTGCCAAGGCTTGTCGGGATGGATGATTCCAGTTGAATTGGTAGGGCAATCTGCCCTCATCCTCATCACGAATGCGTCTTCGGAATTACTCCAATTGCCTTCGGTGATTTGGCGTTTGGCTGAGTATTCCCCGTTAAATTCTGCATCAAGCCAGTCCTGAGCGTTACGAGGAAACTGGATACTTCCGGGAAATTTGGTAGCAGTAAAGTCAGATTCGATGTCTGTGACAATACTGCCCCATGCATAGCCGCGTTTCTTGTAGGCTACCTGTCCTGCTGACACGCGAGACGTACGGCTTTTGCCGTTGTACTGCGTCAACGTATTCCAGAATGTCGGGACGAAGTCAGACACAATGATTACTTCTTGTGTTGATAGTAGAAATGAGAAATCTGATTTGCTGATTCAGGTGTCAACCATCCAACAGCTTTTCCATTCTTAATTGCTACCACTTGAGGAACAGTATTTTCTCTTCGATGCTTGTTGAACAAGTCGGGATTCTTATCAATGTCAATAACCTGGATATGGTCTGTCTTTTCACTTCCTACCTTCCATCCTACTTCCTGAAGGGAATGGAGTCCTGCTTTGATTGTTTGGCAAGGGCCACACCATGAAGCTGTGAAGTAGTAAACGTGATAAGAATCCTTCTTTTTGACTTGCTCTTTTGGTTCTTCTTTCTTGACTGTTTCTTCTACTGGCTGATTGAACAACCAGCAGAATTTACACTTCTTACCAAAGACATCAGCAAAGCCAATGTCACCCGGTAAAAGCAGGGAGATGAAAACAATCCAATTCATGACCACACATTATCGAAAGAGGTTTTTTCTTCGATGCCTTCCATCTCTTCCAGAGCCTCTTTAACGAGTGCTCCATTCTTCGATGCCCATTCAAGAACATCATTCGAAGATTCCAGATAGCCTTTGGCATTGAGAGGAATGTCTTGATTCTTTGCGGCAGTCTTAATTGCTTTTCTGACAGCCCATTGAGCCAGATACGATTTGCTTTCAATCTTATCTACGACTGATTTGCTACCACCACAATCACCAATGACTTTCATCAGAATATCGAGAACAAGTGGCAGGATGATTGTAAAATCAAATCCATAAACTTGACTCCTGGCACCAGTTACTTTTGCCAGGTCTTCGCAACATTTATCCATACGCTTCACGGTTATCTCCAAACATCTTCAAAGGAAAAGGATTGTTTCTTGTATCCCTCAAATCCACTCATTGAGTAGCTGTCAGGATTACGACTCAACATTCTGTTTGCTGTATCAGCATCAACCCAGAAACTTCCGTCAGGTTGATTGTGTCTTTTTGGCCCGCTGATCCAATGTTTGCCCCATGAGTTCATGCAGAGTAGGCCAGGTCTTTTGTGCTTGTCATCAACTCCACAAAACAACATGCAATGTGCCCAACTGCCTGATGCTCTAGCGAATCCATCTTTGTCCCGTGTAGACCTGAAACCTTGCATAGAGCAGACAGGAACAGGGTATCCATTAGCAATTGCATCTCTGGCTTCTTCATAGCTTGTTACAAGTGAAACTGTTCTGACAGGATGTTCTTTGCTGATCGATTCCAACTCATCTGGTATTCCACCATTAGGCTTTCCCCATTGTCTGGCTTTATTACCAGAGTACGTTCTAAGATCATGGCTTCCATACTTTGACCGAGTAAGAGTTCCATATTCCTGAACTGTTCTCGCTGCCCATGCTCCGATTGAACCATCACCGTTACTGAGTCTTCCTCTCCCAATTTCTACTCTTGAACCTGCATAGATTGCTTCAGTTGCTGTCTCTGCCTTGAACTCTTCTCTCTCTTTCTGAAGTTTGATTTCTACTGCTTTGAGAATATCAACTCCAAGTCCCCATCCGTGAGAAACACAATCACCAACTGTCTGTTCATGAACTGGAAAATGCCCTAAGAGTTCTTCAAGGTATTTGTAAAGAAGAACAATCTGATCTTTGCCAGTATCTTTAAGAGTAGAAGCGGCGGCACCAAATACTGGACGTCGCAACATACCCATCAAAGAATCAGTTTCTCTCCAGTCATAAACGCACTTGTTGAGGTTAAGGTAGTAGTCAACAGGTTTTGTATCAGGCATTTGATGGTTCCCCCTTTAAGAGTCTTCCACCAAACCAGAATGCAACTGTTGCAGTCGTGAGTGTTTCGAGTTTGTCGATAGCTTCAGGATTCCAGAAACAGGCTCCAATAAATGCCCACACTAAAGACAAAGTGATGATTGGTCTGATCATTGATTTCACTGTTTCTGTCCTCATTGGATCACCTCAAGTCCTAAGGCAATCTCAGAGAATGCTGTAGCGAAGTCAGAGTCATTAACAATCTTTCCATCATCACTCAGATCAGACATGGCTTTCATGACTGAGTTGCCCCAAGGCTTCCATGCTTCGAAGTCATCTCCCAGAGTAGAAACCAGACCATCTCTGAGAGCTATCAGGATCGGTTCCTGTCCACCTTTTAAGGCACCTGCGGCTATCCTTGCTGCAATACCTCTATGAACTCCTGCCACGTCCTTAGATCGCGTTCTAGAGGCTTCTGGAACTTCTCTGAGAGCCATATCTCTACTCAGAGTCGCCAACCCATAGTTCCCTTCAGGGAGTGGTGTAGGTTTTGGCGGATTAGGATTATCAGGATCGGGATTTGGAATAGTTCCAGTGACGACTACCTGATGAACGATTGACTCAGTTTTGACTTTTGTATTGACTAAAATCGTTATTATCTCAGCCAGTGATTTTGTAGCTGTTTTGATTTCATCAATCTCAGCGACAATCAATAACTCAGCCAGATTCTTTTGTGCTTCTGCTAAAGCTTCAATTTCAAGAGACAGGTCTGAAGTGTAGGAAAAAACAAACCAGTATTTGCCCGGAGTTGGAGTAGCAAAAACGATTCGTTGAGCATCATCAACAATTTTGAAGGAGTCAGTAGGAGCATTAACAGCTTGCCAGTTTCTTCCTGAGGAAGAGATAGCCGTTGCATCGAGGATGACCAGTGATCCGGGTGATACTTCATCTGGACCTTCTATCTTTGGACTTTGAGCAAATACCATCGAAGGTATTAACAAAGTCAGTATCAGTGATCTAATCAGTCTCATCATCAATCCCCTGTTCCATTATCTCACTTTTGTTTTAGTAGCAAATCCATCTTTGACCATCTGATCAGAGACGTTATGCCATTCTCCATCTTCTGACTGACTCCAGATTTCCCCTAACACTCTCCCGAACGTTAGTGAGTCTTGAAGTCTTCCTGTTGTTGGTATCTTGAGTCTGACTGTTGAACCTTCAGGGCAGAGTGACTTGACATACTCTTTCGATTTCAATCCCAGCTCTTTTTCATCGCCTTTGACTTCAGGTGCCCAACAACCCAGAAGCCTGACTCGATATTGAGTGGTGACATTCACAACTGCTGTATCACCATCGTACCACTCAACAACTTCTGCATCTGTGATGATGGCTTTGTCAGGTGGAGTTCCAGCGTTAGACCATCCAATGGTTATGAGGATCAAACACCAACTGATGCAGAATCCGATGTAAGTGTGTTTCACTTCGAATCCTTTGTCTCAAGTTTCTTCTTGATCATTTCAACGCCAACCATCGCAGCAATGATTTCAAGGATTGTCTTGATTTCAGTATGGTCAAAATTGCTTGCATTCAGCCAGAGAAACAAAGTAATCATCAGACCGTAAGAGCTGTGAGTAATGATCTTCCAGATGGGATGATTGGCAGGGTATTTGATCATGATTGGTTACTCGATTCTCATCACTTCTCGTTCAAGCAAATCAAGTCTTCGCTTGTTGTCGTGAGCCATATCTTTGAGTTGCTCCATGATCTGCACCTGGCGATCCATTGAACTCTTCATCAGGTTAATGTCTGTCGATGTTTTTCCGACTCCGGTGCCAGTCCAGTAAGCTCCACCACAAATAGCAGTAACAAGAGCAATACTGATTGGAGTTTGTTGATTGATGATTGCCTTGGCAGTTTCTACCACTTTTGAGAAGCCCTTCCGTTTATCCGATTGCTGGGAGTGTGTCTGACCACTTGTTGAGATAGCAAACCCTGCGGAAGTTTCTGCCCTTAACATCCGGCGTCTTTCTAAAACTGATGACTTCGTAAAGTGTGTCAACGGTAGTAACAGGATCAGGTAATTCTGACTCTTTGCCCTGCCAGAAAATGCTCCCTACAGCAATGTCCTGCTTTACCACAACTTTTGCATCAAACTCAGCCTCATCACCTTTTAAGGGGCGATCAGTAAATGCCAAGTCTTCCCACCTCACATCCAACTCAATGCCAGCTAGAACCTTTTTATCGCCAGTTTGGGTATGACCATTTGGCCCCCACATAACAGCTTGTTGGTTGAGGTTGCTGGATTCCATTGGTGGCATGTGATTAGTCTCTGTCTATGTAGTTTGTCTGAGCACTTTTTGCCTTACCCATCCAAGTGACTGTAGCTCTTTTCTTGCCCTCAATCATCTGAGTGTTTTTGCGTGTAAGGCATCCAGTCTCATCCAGCAACATAGCTGTCTGACCGTACTGAGTGCTGTCTAACCCCTTCCCGGTTGTTCCCTGAAAAGAGATAGAAGCGTCACCCGTTGTTCTGCTTTTTGCTATCTGATCTGAGTGAGTATAGAAGTGAGCTGCCAGATATCTTTCAATCAGTTCCAACTCAGTAGAGTCAAGTGAGTTGTTTGTATCACAAGCTTCTACCTGATCAGTCAGAACGTTAGCAGTAGTAATGAAAGGTGTCAGGTCTGTAGCAGCATCAGAGTCATAATGACCGCCTAAGATAGCTTGAACGTCAGCCGCTACAGTCCTGATTGCCATGATTGATTACTCTTCTTCTGCCAGTTGAATTGCTGAAATGATGTCTGCCTTAGTAGTAGCATCTTCCAGATCAATCTCATTGTCGTCAGCGTATTGCTTGAGTTCTTTGACAGTCATGGAGAACAAGTCGACTTCCTGATCGTCATCACTGTCTGAGGTGTTATCAACAGGCTGAGTGAATTCTTCTGGAATCTCGACACCTTCCAAATCTTCTCCGGTTGCTCCTCGCATACGGAGTTGGAATTCTTCACTGTCTCGATCAATCTCACGCTCGCCGATTTTCTCAAATCGTTGTTCACCCGGAAGGTTATGCTTGAGAAGATTCTGGATTGATTCAAAGACTGCACTGTCGGAGTTCTTCAGATGACGAATTCCCAATTCATCAACGTGAGAGCCAGTGTTGATTCGGTACTTGGTAATTATTGGCATTGTGACTTCCTTAGATTTTCCCTTGGGCTATTCTGATTAGCCAGATGATTTTGTTCTTGTCATGTCTCGATGAAACTGGAATTCCTTCGCTCTTAGCCAGCTTCAGTAACTCTTCTTTGGTGTAGTCAGTTAAGTCTCTTGGTTTTCTTCCGTTTGCTCCAATGATGTTTGTCATCAATATCTCACAAGCAATAAAACAGGACAGGGTGAGTTGAATGGGCGGAGATTAAACCCCTCACCCTGCCCCGGAGACAACCGTTAGGAAACAGTACCAATGAGTAGTCCCATGTTGCCGTTGTAATCACTTCGAATCTGAGGCACGTAAATGCTCATGACTTTGAAGTTGTTACGAAGGCCACCCATCGAAGTCCACTGCATTGTCGTGATATCCATACCATTGATAGCACGAGCGGTTTCAGGTTCCATCTGAACGAAGATGGTGGTATATGGGTTATCTGCTGCTGTCAGATAATCCAACTGCTGAATGCCTTTCACTTCTTCAATTTCGAGAAGTTTCGACCGAAGAGTACCGGCAGAAGGCTCAGTTGTGCTGAACAGGTTGTTGAGATACTTCTGCTGATCCTTTGAGACATAGACCATGAATGGTCCGTACTGATTAGCATCAGACAGAGACTCAATTGCTGCCAACCAGCTAGTCAGAACGGCAGGACCATTCGTGCCATCTGGCTGGGTCATGTTTGTTTTGGAGATACGGTCAGGATGGTTGAGATATCCATAAACCTTTGCAGCATCACCATAACCTGTTGAGTCACCATAAGTAGCTCCAACAGTGGCACCAATCGTGACTTGTTCAACCAACTCACCAACACGACGGCCAGCAAAAGCAATTCGTGAGGTATCAGCAGGGATACCCTTATTGCGAGAAGCAGCAAGGAATCGTTCAGGCAGGAAGAAGTCTGCATGGGTGATAGGCAGTGGCAATCCTTGCAGACTGAACACCGGGTTGAAGTTTGGAGCTTCACCCATACCATCCATGTCTTGAACAGCACTACCGGGATCACTCACCTTTTCCCATTCAAGAATGGGATTAGCCATACCATCAAAGCCGCCAAACGTATTGGCAGCAGCAAGGTCAGACCATGCCTTCAGTCGTTTGCGGGCAGCTTGACGAACGACGTTGTCGAGAAGAATCCATTCATCCTTTCGCAACGTAGTAGCATTCATGACAGGACTCATTGGCCTGCCTGATGCCATGATGTCACTTACACGAACCTGCTCAGTTTCGTAGTAAGTAACAGGGTCACCAACAGAGTTGGTAACAACAGCTCCTTTGTCATCCTTGTAGGGAAGCTTATTTCCCGTACGAAGATCAACACAAGGAATTCCCTTCTCGTTGAAGTATGGTCGCATGAAACCGGGATCGTACCCGATTTCCCTCATCTGATCGTTGACTTCTCCCCTGAGGGAAAGTGCTCCGTTGGTGACAAACATTGTCTACCTTTCTGTTTGGGTATTTGATTGAGACACTAAGAGTCTGAGTCTTACTGTCCTGTGAAGATTGCTGCCAGAAGCGTGTCTGCTGTTGGGTCAGTGATTGCTTCGATGGCTTGGAATGGTTCTGATTCAACAGTACCAGTTGTCACGTTGAATTTGCCAGTACCGTTGTCAAGAATCATGAAGTCACCAATAGCAACATCGTCAGCAGTACCTGCTACGTTGTTGAAGAGGATGTTGAGTTCTTCACCGGGGACTGGGCAATAAAGAGTTGCATTAGTGCCAGTGACATAAGCGTCAGAGACAGTCTTACCCTGAAGAGAATCCTCAAGCAGGATAGCTATCAAAGCCCTTTGACCGTCACCGCCCGGAGCAGCAACCTCATAAGTCATCCTTCCACCAATAGCAGCAGTAGCAGCTTTGATCTGCATACAAGTACCAGGCTTTGGCGTACCATCGATGATGCAGTTGATAAACGTCCCTTTAGGATTGGGAGTTCTGATGATCGTTTGATCGCTTACAGACATTGAATTTTCCTTTGTGTAAAACGGTATGAGCTATCGGAATCACTCAATGTTGGTGATTACCAGATCATAGGTGTCTGAGGGATAGGATCAGTCTTTGTTGAGTTCTGGACAGTAGAAGTAGCAGGCATACCAAAGTAATTCTGGACAGGCTCTTTCTTCTCAGGAAGTGCACTGATCAGAGTTTCCAACTGGTCAGATGACATATTCTGATAGACTGCTTTGAGAGAATCTTTCTTCTCATCAGCAGCATTTTCCACCAGACGATCAATCATACGTTGCTTATTAGCATCGCTGATTTTCTTTGCCTGATTGAAGACTTCTCGCACTTCAGGTGGAGCTGAAGCGAAGAACTCATCCATCGTCTTAGGAGAATCACCCATACCTACGCCTGCTTCGTTCATGACTTTACCCTTGTCTTTCTCTTCACCTTTCTTCTTTTTCTTGGTGTCAGTTTCCTCATCTTCATCATCATCTTTTGGCATTGTTGAAGCATTAGATGTCAACTCAACAACCTTCTTTTCAGCAGTGATTCGTTTAGCAGCATCAGTAGCAAGAGCTTTCAACTTATCATCACTGAAGCCATTCAACACTTCTTTGTCTTCTTCACTCCAACAATCACAATTAGTGATTAGACCATTGATAACAGCATCCCGATCAAGACCTGACATATCATCACCTTTCAAAAAATGATTGAAGTTCAACTTTTTTACTTCGATTAACTTTTCTTGACCTCTTAGTAGACCACTTTTCTTTTCAGAGTCACTTTCTGGCCCTTTGCCGTTCACAACAGGGACATATTTGATCTTCTTTTCAACTCTTGAATGGTCTCCAAATGTGACTGAATCATTGTCATCAATCACATAAGAGACTTTGAAAAGGTCACCTTTCTTTTCATAAATCAATGAGTCATCGAACAC